CGAGCGACTTCCGCCCGAGCATCGGCGACGAGTCGGTCGAGGATGCGGCGAAGAAGTACATTGCTGGAATCGAGTAGACTAAAGGACCTCAGAAATGGGGTCCTTCTTTTATTTTGAGAATCTTCCGGCCCTCGCTTGCAACCAAACGCTATAAGTGTATACTAATATCAGCAAGAAAGGAAAGGGAGAAAGGAAGGAGCATGAGATGTCAATTGTGGGTAGACCCCTCGGAGGACGAGGACGAGCCAGACGAGAACCGTCACGTCTGCCGCACGTGCGCCCGCTTCATAGCTCTAGACAAGGGAGACCGCTGCACACTGCGCTGCCTGCATCTGCGCTATGATGACCTGGAGGCTGTCATGTCGGGCTTGGGCATCTGCGCAGGCGTGGATGACGATGAGGAGCGCGACCCGGTGCTCGTGCTTGCCGAGGACGATACTTGCGGTGAGTGGGAGGGACAGTAGACACGGGCTGGCAGAGAGGGAGGCATCAAATGGCACCGACTAGCGACGCCCGCGTCACGAGCGGGGGCGATAGCTGATGGACGAGCACGACAGGAGACAGGTTCTCAAGGCATGCCATGCACTCGAAGAGGCTGGATTCGACGTCAGATGCCCAGAATGCTGCATGTGCGCGATGTGGGTGAGGGCCGATGAGGGTTACGGCACGGTTGCGGACTGCCAGCGGTTCGCGGATGACGGGTTCACGTGCGAGACCCGCTTCGATGAATTTTGTAGCGACTGGGTTCCAAAGTGATGGGGCGATGCCAGATGAGCGGCGGATTGGACGCGCGTGAGTGGCTCGATGGCGTAAGGGATGCCGTGCGTCTGCTTGAGATCGAGCACACGACACGTCAGCTCCGGCATGAGCGCTGCTACGCCATCTCTGATCCGCTTTCTCACGACGGGCCCGGCGCAGGATCGTCAGACCCGATGCGGCGCGTGGACGAGGACGCTTTCACCCGACGTGCAAAAAAATAGATCTTGTGGACAAGGAGGAGTCATGAGCAAGGAGGTACTCGACCCGTGCTGTGGTAGCAGGATGTTCTACTTCAACAAATCCGACTCTCGCGTTGACTTCCGCGACAACCGCGAGCTTTCAACCACGCTGTGCGATGGTCGCACGCTTCACATCCATCCCGACATCATCGGGGACGTGACACACATCGACGCGCCCGATGGCAAGTACCCTCTCGTCATCTTCGACCCGCCGCATCTCGATGTCGGGAACGGGTGGCAGGTGGAAAAGTACGGAAAGCTGCCGAAAGACTGGAAGGAGTGGATGACGGCGGCGTTCTCCGAGTGTTGGCGCGTCTTGGCCATTAATGGGACGCTTATTTTCAAGTGGTACGAATATCACATCACGCTCTCGGAGATTCTCACCTGCGCACCATGCAAACCATTGCTTGGTAATCGTAAACCAAAGCAGAGCAAGACGCATTGGTTGGTATTTTTCAAGGAGGAGTCATGAGCAAGCCAATAGAAGTGCATGATACGCACAGCACCGTGTTGATTTTCCCGGAGCACATATCAGCTATTTTCCCTGCTTCTCTAACAATTGCCATGGATTGCGTCTATGGTGACGGGGACGGTCTGCTTCATCTTGACGAGAAGTCGTTCAACCGCGTGATGGAGGAGGTGGACGAATGACGGCAGAGGAGTTAAATAAGGCACTCCAAGACACTTGTCAAGATATGTTAGACAAGGCCAACGCTGCTC